AAGATGCCGGGCAGGGCGCGGTCCCTGACTATCCTTTAGCCTTGCCGCTACCAACCATCCCGTAAGCAATCGCAAACGCTTGCTTGCGGGGCTTTCCTTCCTTCATCAAGGTCATCGCTTTGGCGGCCACCTTTTTATCAAATGCTTCTTTCTTTGCTGTCTTTGCCATTAGCTTTTCTTCTTTCTAAATAAATCACCATCTGCCTTCTTGACCGTGGCCTTGCCCTTTGCGTGGGCCTTGAGCCGCGCCACTGCCCAACCATGTGCCGACATCCCGGCTCTACTGCCTGATGAATAGTAGGCACCCAATCCGCGTCTATAAATTTTGTTGGCCCGTTCGGCCCCGAACATCTTCTTATATTTCTCTGGTGCCGCCATTAGGTCTTGCTCCTTTCCTTGCTTATCTTGTCCATCATTGCCGGCGTCAGCTTGCCCATCTTGTATAGCCGCCGAGTCCGTTTGATTTCGGAGCGCGTCTTGTCAGGGTTTTTGCTACCCCGGACATACTTGGAGGGGAGGCCACTCTTCTTGTCCTTGGGCACCTTGGCAAACTTTCTCATGCTTCTTCTCCCAGCTTTTTCATGCGGTCAACCAAACGCCTAGCCCGGTTGGGGACTTGCGTGTACCACCTGGAATCAATCATGGCTGCTCCGGCGGCAGTCCAATCTCTAGCATTGACCGCCGCCTTCATGTCTTTGAACTTAGACAAGCGAGGATAACCCAGGTTGAAACACATATTTGCTATGATGAGCTGGGCCTCTTCTGGCAGCTCATCAAAATCTGAGTACAGCCTTCTGCAATCCTCAAGCGTGATAGCAATGTCCAGGTTAAAGAGACTTTGCACTCGCTCTTGCGTGACTGTCTCGCCAACCGGCTTGCCATTTTCCTCATCTGATTCAGTTATGAGATGGCCTATGCCACAAGTCGGCAAACCTAGATGGTCTAGGTAGACCTCATACTTGCAGCCCTCATCCTCAGCTAGTTGCTGACGCAAAATATCCTTGTTCATTTCTTTTCCTTAACTTTGCCGACCACGCCCTCCAGCATCCCACCACCGAAATAGAATGCCAGGATGCACAACATGGCCTCGCCTAGGTAGAAGTCATCGATGACCTGTTTAATGTCAGGAATATTTGTTTCCCCCATCAGCGTCAGGACTAAGACCAGGGCAAACGACAGCAAAAACGTGGCAGTAAACATGAGGGCCAGCCAGCGCTGAGCCACCTTGAACGGTGCGTAGGCCTTCATGGTGTCAATTTTGGCCTGGGCTTTGACCCGCTCCATTTCTTCATCTGAAGAGTGGACATCGTCAATGAGGTCCATGCCTTTTTTTATGACCTCGCCGTTGCCGAGGATGCTTGCTAGAACTCCGAGCATTTTATTTCCTATCCATCCAGGTAGTGAATCCCATGTAAGCCCCGACCACTGAGCAGAGGCTTATGTAAAAAAGGTCTGATACTGCGCTCAGCAATTTGATGCGCTCATCAGGAATGAACGGTGCAAACAAAAGCAAAGTGTAAACGCCGATAGCTATGAGGCTGTAGCGAGCCAGCCGGAGCTGGGCCAGGTGCTTTCTTGAGCGGTCCTCAAACTCCCGTATCTCTCGCGCCCTCTCTAGCTCCAGGTCACTGACAGTCCCATCCCCGTCCATGTCATACTTGGAAAACTCGCTATCAGGCTCTAGCTTTTTGGGTGTCACTTCTGACTCTCCGTAACAGCTTTGAGTGTCTCCTGAATGGTCATTTCTTTCTTGGCGTAAGGGTCATACTTGCATTGATACTCGTTTGGTATGAACTCCATGTACTGAAAAAACTGCGTTTCTATGGTGTTGTTTGCGCCTCGAAAAACGCAGACAGTTTGCTTGTTGTGTAGCTTCTCGCATTTGACCTTGCGGCAAGTGACCATCTCCCCGCCCGCGCTGGCAGCCTGTCCTTTTAAGAACAACACAAACAGAGTAAGCAATGCAGCAGCTACCACCGCCACCATTATCCAGGCAACAATCTCAACAAACTTCTGTCGGCGCTGTCTTTGCTTATAAAGAGTTTCCTGGCGTTGCTTACGAATAGACCCTTCCATTTTCACAAGGTCGTCCCACTTCTTACGACCAAGGGTCATGCTAATCCATTGCTGTAATTCGTATCTCTGTTGCTGCGCTTTTTCTTTTGCTGCAAACGCTTCAATGGCTTCCTGTTCTACAGACTTTCCATTAAACAGCTTCTTGAATATCGGGGGGTTCTTTGCCTCTTTCTCCAGCATATCAAGGTCAGACAGCGCACCCATCCACCTCGACAAATCTGATGCCATGCTTTCTATATCTCGACCAACCGCAAAGCCTTTTTTGAGAACACCAAATGCGGCAGAGGCGGTGGCCATGCAGCTAACCGGGTCCATATCAGTACACCTTCATATCCTTAGAAACGGCCTCAGGAACGCAGTACGCGGTTACCTTATCCCGGTTCGATTGCTGGTTGAGCTTCTGAGCAAAGAACGTGCATTCATTTACATCGCGGAACTTCATCACCTCAGGCACCTGTTTACCGTCAACGAAAACATAAAGGGCAAACGCAACAATCGTTTCCACATCATTCGGCCCGTTCAAACAATCGCTCTATCTTTTGCTCTAAACGGATGAATGACTCCGTCATGGCTCGCAGCTCATCGCGCAGCTCTGCCCGGCTGGCATACGTGGCCGCCGTTTCTTCGCGTGTTTTGGAAAGCAGGATACCCTGGCGCTTTACCTCAGCCGCCAAGGTCGAGGCCCAATAGCCAAAGCCCAGAACCACAACCCCTATCAATCCATCTATGATATGAACCAGGTCCATCATTTTTTCTTGGGTCGTCCTTTTTTGACCGCTGCCTTCTTAGGTGCAGCTTTTTTTTCCACAGTTGCCACCGGCTCTTTTTTAAGCTGAGGGTTTAAGTCGTAAAGATGGGGCATGAATGTCCTCCCAAGTGTGTGCAAAATCCTTTTGATGCTACTGAACATTGTACACCTCATGCAAAAAATTATTGGGTCAGCTCGGCCTCTTCATTAGCCGGTTCAACAGACTGAATGAGCTGGTTAACAAAGACCTGATGCGCCACTTGAACCTGGTCGAGCTGAAACTTGAGGCTGTTCACCTTCGTTTCAAGGTCTTTAATTTGCCCGATGAAATACCGTTGTTGGTCGCTAAGACTTTCCGCGTCATGCTCAACACCGTTAATGCTGATTACGTTATCACTCATTTTTACCACCCCGATGGGACGCCGGTTAAAGTAGTTGGCGTTTTCTTTTCTGCAATATCTGCGTCCAGCGCAGCTTTTAGCTCTGCTTCTGTCTGCCCCAAATCAGCCAGAACTTTGGCCTTGCACCAATCTTTTGTAATGGAATTGTAAGCCACAAACTCCGCGCCTTCTTCAACCGCTGTTGCAGTTGTGCCGTATTGGGTTGCTGTGAGAAAGTTGCCATCAGCGTCTTTGTCAGAATCACTAACGCAGTTTACTCTCCAGTGGATTGTCTGAACCACATCAACATTGTCGCCATCTTTGGCAACCCTGTCTAACTGTGGGTATTCAAATGTCATTGTCGTTGCCATCGTTTGCTCCTATTAGCTGGCTTCTAAAGTAGCCACACGACTACGTAATTCTTGTATTTCCTTGATGAGCATTGGAACCAATTTACTGTAATCAACGCCCATCATCTCATCGCTGTCGGCATTACCTGAGACTGCCATTGGTTCAATAGGCTGAAGCTCCTGTGCGATTAGTCCATAGTCTTGATGAGAACCATCTGCGTTCCAGTCAAACTGACGCACTTGCATCGCGTCAATCTTAGACGATGCAGACGCAGCATCTTGGATGTTTGATTTAAGCCGTCTGTCTGATGAGGTGTTAAAAGAGGTTGCACTTCCTGATGTATTTATTGTTCCAACTTGACCATTTGTGTTGTTAAATGAAATTTGAGTATGTGCGCCAGTGCCGCCAAGATCGCTTAATATCATTAGGGTTTCAGTTGTTGCACCATTGTTATTGACATCAAGACGACCTGCTGGGCTGCTTTGTCCAATACCAACGCGGCCGCCAGATGTAATCCTAGCCCTCTCACTGCCGCCAGTTTTGAAAGCAATGATATCACTGCCAGTAACATCAATTCCTGTGTTCGTGTCAGACACCCCACGAATTTGCACACAGAAAACTGTGCCGCTGAAATAGCCGTCTTTGAAACGTGCGCTGCTCATGCCCAAATCAAGAGAGGCATCCACATCAGTGCTGCTACCAATGTTGCTTGGGACAATCCGTAGCGCATTTGCATCTGTTGAGTCGATAAATCGCAACCCAACATTGTTTGTACCGATAGCAAGGTCACCACTGTATGTGCTGATTAAGCCGACCGTTGTGCCACCCTTGCGGAACATTACAACTTCACCGTCAGACGAAAGACGGTTAAAATAGGCAACCGTTGACGCTCTTGCCACAGCGAGATAACCATCGCTTATTTGACTGCCTACTTCACTGGTGCTGTCATAGATGTCGTTAGTCGTAGTGCCAACCAGCAGATTGCCACTGCTGTCGAGGCGCATCCTCTCCGTTCCTGATTGATTATCAGCAGACGCGGTAGTTACTTGTTGAACAACCAAAGCACCAGCGTTGTCCGTAGTAATTACTGAACCAGCAATGCCTCTTGTTCTAAATGTATTTGCGTTGGTTCCAGCCTCTGCGCTTAGAGCAATAAACGGCGCACCCCCGCCAGAAAAAGCACCAAGTGTACTTCTGTAGCCAGAAGCATTAGCGTGACCCCACTCAAGCCCATTGCCACTATCAACCGCTGACAGTATTGCATCTGATGCTGGAGAGTATGCGCCGATTTGCACTTGGCCACTGGTTGCCAACGCCCCTGTGATGTCCACGCCAGATGCACTGGTTTCTAATTTTTTTACGGCGTTGTGATATAGTTCAACTGCGCCGTCAGTGATGAATTTAGCCATCACTTCACCGTCAGTTTTTAAAACATCAACTCCAGCACCGTTGCTAAGAAGCTGGAGGTTTCCAGTGGATAAGTCATTTATCTGAGAATTGCTGCCATTATGGAATATTTTTAAATCATTACCCGCACCCATCAATATGGCAGCGTTATCTGGAAACGAAATATCATCAGTGCCAGTGGGAATACTAAAAACAGTAGTGTCAGCATCATTTTTAAAAGTAATATCACTGGTGCTACCCTG